TATACATTTGACACGGGTGACTTTACAATGGAAGGATGGTTATATTCTTCTGCAAACACCTCAAGTGGACAAGGTAGTGGTATAAGAACTATTTTTTCAACAAGACGATCAGCAGCAGATACAACAGGTGGACGATTTACTTTAGGTGTAAATGCTGCAAACCTTTGCTTCTATAGTGGTTCTTCAAACGTGGCATTTGCAAATAACTCTGGCGTTACCATGAATACTTGGCATCATTTTGCTGCAACAAGAAGTAACGGAACTATTAGAATTTTCTTAAATGGTTCTCAAGTAAACTCTGCAACATTTGCTACTTCTCTGGCAGCTAACTCAAGCAACATAACGATTGGTTCTAATTATGTTGGTACCGAAAGTTGGAATGGTTATCTTGATGAATTAAGAATTACAAAAGGATATGCCAGATATGTTGCAAACTTTAGTATTCCAACTGATGCTTATTCCGAAGTATAATAAATAGATCATCATGCCAATAACTGAAATAAAACCTACGAATATATCTAATACCGGTGTTTATGGTATTTCAACCGGAACAGACATTACACAAAACAACAGTATAATTGCTGCGTTTAATGCCGCAAATAATGCATTAACTCCAACTTCAAACACTACAACCAACGTACAATTTGGTTCAATAGGTGTAGGCACCGCAGCATCTGGTAATAATGGTGAAATAAGAGCAACAAATAATATCACAGCATACTATTCTGATGGTCGATTGAAAACTATTATTACTACGATACCTAATCCATTAGATAAAGTGAATTCATTATCAGGTGTTGTTTATATAAACAACTCTGTTGCTGCTTCATATGGTTATACCGATCAATCGGAACAGATTGGCGTTATCGCACAAGAAGTCGAATCAATTTTACCACAGATTGTTAAACCAGCACCATTTGATATTGTCAAAGGTGATGATGGTGTAGAACATTCAAAATCTGGCCAAAATTATAAAACAGTCCAGTATGAAAAATTGGTTCCTTTGTTAATTGAGGCTATTAAAGAACTAACAGAAAAAGTTGAAAGACTGGAGAAAAAACAGAATGGCTAAACCGGTTACTCGCCAACAATTTAAAACATACTGTCTTCGCAGATTAGGTTTTCCAGTTATTCAAATTAACGTAGATGATGACCAGGTAGAAGATCGTATAGACGATGCTCTACAATTTTTTCAAGATTACCACTTTGATGGAACTGAAAAGATTTATATGAAGCACATGATTACCGCTGAAGACATTAATCGCCGTTGGATTTATTGCCCTGATGCGGTAACATTTGTGACTGGTGTTCTACCATTTGATGATTCAAACTCATCAATCAATATGTTCGACTTGCGTTACCAATTGCGTCTGCATGACCTGTATGATTTTACTTCTGTTTCGTATGTCTCATATGAGATTACGATGCAGCATATTCGCACACTTCAACTTCTATTCTCTGGTACACCACAGTTTAGATTTAACCGTAAACTAAACAAAATATTCCTTGACATAGATTGGAATAGTGATGTTCGTGTTGGCGATTATGTTATTATGGAATGCTATAGAAAACTTGTTCCTGATACCGTTACATTAACTGGTACTGTTGATGCTACAACAACAGCAAATACAGTTTCTGGAACTGGTACAATTTTTGACCAAGAACTTTTAGAGAATGATATCATCACTATTGGTAGCGAGAACAAACAGATAAAAAGAATTTCATCGCCAACATCATTAGAACTGTATAGTCCTGTTGCATCACCTATAACTGGTGGTACACTAACTGTTGCTGGTGTGTCTGATGTTTGGGATGATAAAGTTTTGAAACGATATGGTACAGCATTGATTAAAAGACAATGGGGTGAAAACCTAAAAAAATTTGGTGGCATACAAATGCCTGGTGGTGTCATGTTAAATGGCAAAGAAATTTGGGATGAAGCTCAAACGGAGATTGATAAGATTGAGGAAGAAATTTACAATTACAACAGTCTACCAAGTGAGATATTTACAGGTTAATAATGGCAACAAATTTCTATTTCAATCCGTTTCCTACTAGCCAGATTACTCCCGAGCAATTGCTTGTGGAGGATTTGGTCATTGAGGCTATGCAGATGTATGGCATGGATGTATTTTATTTGCCTCGTAGCAGCAGAGATTCGGTAGATTTTCTATTTGGTGAAGATACGCTCAAGCAATATAATACTGTATTTCCACTTGAGATGTATATGGAAAATGTTACGGGTATGGAAGGTGAGCAAGATTTCATATCTAAGTTTGGTCTGGAGATTCGTGATGAGATGACATTGTTAGTTTCTCGCCGTAGATTTGTAGCAACAGTACCCCAAACAAGACCTAATGAAGGTGATTTGATTTATGTACCGTTGCTAAAGAATCTATTTGAGATTACTTTTGTTGAGCATGAAAACCAACAAACAATGTTCTACACCTTAGGTCGTGGTCGTGGTGGTAATGTTTATGTGTATGCGTTGAAACTGAAACAGTATGTATTCTCTAATGAAATTATTTCAACTGGTATTGCAGAGATTGATGACCAAGTTCGTGAATACTACCCACGCACAAAAATTTCACTAGCAGCCGGTGGTACTGGTAAATATATCAATGATGAAATTGTTTATCAAGGTGCCAACTTAGCTTACGCTAATGCTCAAGCCATCGTTTACGATTTTGTGCCAAATACTCACCTAGATATTATTTTGGTACAAGGTACTTTTGCATCAGGTAATGTAATTGGCAATACAAGTAATGCTATATGGAGCGTCAATGTGGTAGACGATACTGCCTACATGAATACTGCATTCGAAGACATTCAAGATAATGCTAGAATTGAAAGCGAATCGGATTCTATTATTGATTTCTCTGAAGTTAACCCATTTGGTGAACCATAATGCTAGGCAAGTCACAATATTATAACCGTTCGATTCGCAAAATTGTTGTTGCGTTTGGTACTCTATTCAATGATATCCAACTGCAAAGATATATGCGTGACGGCAAAACAAAAAAAGAAATATTTAAAGTACCTCTCTCATATGGTTCAAAAGAGAGATACCTAACAGCTATCACATCCGATCCTACACTAACAAAAACCATCGCGGTAAATGTACCACGCATTTCATTTGAATTGACTGGTATGAGTTATGACAATTCACGCAAACAACAATCTCTGATTAAAAACTTTGCGATGAATAGCACAGGTGGAGTTAGCGCACAATATGTTCCTGTTCCATATAATTTTAATTTTTCAATGTCAATCTATGTTCGTAACACAGATGACGGCACACAAATTGTAGAACAGATTTTACCATTCTTCAAACCAGATTTCACAGTTACTGTTGATATGATTCCTGGTATGGATCAAAAGTATGATATGCCAATCATACTAAATTCAGTTAATACCACCACAGATTATGAAGGCGGCATGGCTGATGGTACAACCAGATTGATTATTTGGGATTTAGAATTTACCGTAAAAAGTTATCTATGGCCAGCAGTAGAAGAACCTGGTGGTATTATTGGATCATACAGCACCACATCGGGAAGATATGGTCAAGCAAACACCAACATTTATATTAACACTCAAAATCGTGATGCACAAAAATTATATGTAGATTATCAAAACGGTAATAATTACTACACCATAGGTGAAACTGTAAGAGCCAATGGCAGTTCATATTATACTGGTAAAGTTATATATTTTTCCAATAATACCAATGGAATATTAATTGTTGGTGAATTGAATGGACTATTTTCTCCAAACAATGTTATTACTGGAGATTATTCTGGCGCGACTTACACAGTAACTAGAACCGATGTTACACCACTTAAAGCGGTACATATAGTTACTACAGCAGTACCACAAGATTCTGCACCAGATGACCACTTTGGATTTAACGATGAATTTACGGAATGGCCTAATACATTACTATGAGTAAACTGAACGAAAAACTTTCTGAAGCACTTGATATTGATCCAATCGAAATTACAACCACAGAAATGGTTGTGGTTGAAAATGCTGTAGATGATGATGCAGAATTTGCAAGACAGAATCTACGCAAACTAATCGAAAAAGGAAATATTGCTGCTGACAATATTCTCCATGTAGCTAAAGAGTCCGAACATCCAAGAGCATATGAGGTTGCGGCTAACATGATGAAACATTTAGCTGACATGAACAAAGATTTACTAGAGATACAAAAAAGAAAACAGGACCTACAACCAAAACAATCTGACAACAGAGGATCAATCAATGTTGATAAGGCTGTTTTTGTAGGTTCAACAGCAGATTTCATTAAACAACTTAGACAAGCTAAATAGGAATACTATGGAAAAATTAATCTCACAACTTAGAACTATTCTTGGTACAAACTTTGCTTTGTATTTTAAAGCACATTCATACCATTGGAATGTGGAAGGTCCAGACTTTCCAGAATATCACGGCTTTCTAGGTGACTTCTATGATTCTGTTTTTGACCAAACAGATGATATTGCAGAACATCTTCGCCGTCTAGATTCATATGCTCCAGTTTCATTGTCTCGTATGATGGAACTTTCAGACATAGAAGAAGATGTAAATATTCCTGCACCTGCTGCTATGTTTGGCAATCTTCGTCGTGACAATGACCGTTATATCATCCACCTTCGTGCTGGTATTGCAGCCGCTGATGCTGCTGGTGAACCTGCCGTTTCTAACTTTCTACAAGACATTTTAGGTAAACACCAGAAACACGCTTGGATGCTTCGTAGTATTACAAAATAATGGCTGATGTTGATAATGGGTATCTTGGGAACGCTAAGTTAAAAAGACCTGGCGTTCAAATATCATTCACAGAAGAACAAACAAAAGAATTTATCAAGTGTTCTGATGATCCAGTATATTTCATTAAGACCTATGTCAAGATTGTAAACGTAGACAGAGGTCTTATTGACTTTGAAATGTGGCCTTTCCAAGAAGAAATGGTCAGAACATATTATGAAAACAGATTCTGTATCGCAAAAATGCCTCGACAGGTTGGTAAAACTACCACTACTGTTGGCTTTATGCTTTGGTCTATTTTGTTCCAAGACGATTACAGTATTGCGATTCTTGCTAACAAAGGTTCTCTTGCGCGTGAGATTCTTGGTAGAATCCAATATGCATATGAATACTTACCAATATGGATGCAGCAAGGTATTATTACATGGAACAAAGGTAACATTGAACTAGAAAACAAATCTAAGATTGCTGCGTTTGCAACCTCAGCATCTGGTGTTCGTGGTGGTACCTACAACTTAATTTTCCTTGATGAATTTGCTTTCGTGCCAAAAAATATGGCAGACGAATTCTTTACATCAACATACCCTGTTATTTCATCTGGTAAAACTTCTAAGGTTATCATCGTATCAACACCATATGGTTTGAACCACTTCTATAAGATGTGGGTCGATGCGACAGAAGGAAGATCCACATATAAACCACTTGAAGTCCATTGGTCGATGGTACCAGGCAGAGATCAAAAGTGGAAAGAAGAAACGATTCGTAACACTTCAGAAGAACAATTCCGTCAAGAATTTGAGACTGAATTTATTGGCTCATCGGCTACACTTATTTCTGGAGCCAAATTGAGATCATTGGCATTCTATGAACCAGTCAAGCAGGAAGAATGCCTTGACATATATGAGTTACCGCAAGAGAAAAGAATGTATATCGCAACCGTTGACTGTTCAGAAGGTGTCGACCAAGACTATTCTACAGTCAACATTATAGATGTAACAGAGACTCCATATAAACAGGTTGCAAAATACAGAAACAATAAACTTCCGCTACTATTTTTTCCGACAATTATATACTCTCTATGTCGGAGATACAATGAAGCCTTCGCATTGATTGAAACTAACAACGTAGGTCAACAAGTAGTGGATATTCTACACTATGATTTAGAGTATGAAAATGTTTATAAAATAGACCACCACCATATCAAGGGTCAAACTATTTCTGGTGGTTTCAAAGCTAGATCAAATTTTGGTATTAAAACAACCAAGACTGTTAAGAAAATTGGTTGTGCAAACTTAAAAACTCTTATTGAATCTGATAAATTAATCGTCAAAGATTTTGATACGATTGCTGAAATGAATACTTTCGTTCGGGATAAAGACAGCTATAAGGCAGAACAAGGCAACAATGATGACCTAGTGATGGGTCTGGTGCTGTTTGCTTGGTTAACCGCACAGTCTTATTTCAGAGATTCTACAAACATCGACATTCGTAGGGTGCTTTTAGAAGAACAAAATATGCTGATGGAGGAAGAACTATTGACTCCAGTTGGAATCATAGACAATGGTTTGCAAGAGGAAGTTACAGTCGATTCAGGTGATTATTGGTCTACAAAAGGATATACATCCTCAGTTTTGTAAAAAACTAAATAGAACATAAAAGAATTGACCCGATAACAAAAGGAGAAATCCATGGCATTTCAATTATCCGCTGGGGTAAACGTATCAGAGATTGATCTGACTACAGTTGTCCCATCTGTTGCCACATCAATTGGCGCTTTTGCTGGCCCATTCCAATGGGGTCCAGCAAATACTATTGTCACTATCCCCGATGAGAATCGTTTGGTTGCTATTTTTGGTAAGCCAAATGCTAACTCTGTGGCTGCTGGCGGCAATCAATATGAATACTGGTTTTCAGCAGCTAACTTCTTGGCATACTCAAACAACCTAAAAGTTGTTCGTACCGCCAACAATGCTTTCTCGACACTTAATGCCGCAGCTAATACTAACGGCGCCATTTTGATTGAGAACGCCGAAGACTATCTACAAAATCACACTACAGCAAATACCACCAATGGTCCACTTGTTGCAAAGTATCCAGGTGGTCAAGGTAACTCATTGCGAGTTTCTATCTGCCCAAGCAGCACCGCATTTTCTTCAAACCTAACAGTAACAGACAGCACTTATGTAACATCAGCCGTAAGTAATACCGTTATCGCTGTTACTAATAGCCCTGTTGGTAACCTATATGTTGGTGACCTAGTTTCGTTTGATGGTGGTGTTTCGTATGTAAGAACTGTTAATGTTACATCAGGTTATATTAATGTAGCATCTAATACTACTGTCACACAAGGCGCTGCAATTCTACGCAAATGGCAATATGCTGACAATTTTGGTATTGCTCCAGGTACCTCTACCTACGCTGCATCAGTTAATGGTGCCAACGATGAAATTCATATTATCGTTGTAGATGAAGGTGGACAATTCTCAGGTACCTCAAATACAGTATTGGAGAAGTTTGCTTTTGCTTCAAAGGCATCAGACTCAAAAGATTCAAATGGAAATAGTAACTACTATGTTAACCTACTAAACGATAAGTCATCATATGTTTGGTGGACTGGTCATCAACCAGGTGCAACAAACTGGGGTAACGTAGCAAAAGACACAGCATTCAATGTCGTTCGCGTTCCTTTCACAGCATCAATGACAGGTGGTTCTGACGGTACTATTGTTACCGCAAACATCGTTACTGGTTACAGCCAGTTTTCTAACCCTGATTCCGTTGATGTTGGTTTGATTGTTTCGGGTCCAGCTGGATCAACCGTTGCTACAAGTTTGATTGCTCTTGCAGAAGAACGCAAAGACTCTGTTGTATTCTTATCACCAACAAAAGCATCTGTTGTTCAGAATCCAGCAGGAGAAGTAAGCAGCATCACATCATACCGTGATGGTCTAACATCTTCTTCTTATGCTTTCATGGATGCAAACTGGAAATACCAATACGATAAGTATAACGATGTATACCGTTGGGTACCATTGAATGGTGATGTTGCCGGTCTAACTGCTCGTTCAGACTATGTAAGAGATCCATGGTTCTCACCTGCTGGTCTAAATCGTGGTCAGATTCGTAATGTTATTAAACTAGCATGGAATCCAACAAAAGCTGACAGAGACAATCTATATGTAAAAGGTATCAACCCTGTATTAACATTCCAGGGTGAAGGTACTGTTCTATTTGGTGATAAGACCATGTTGAGCAAACCTTCTGCCTTTGACCGTATCAATGTTCGCCGTCTGTTTATTACCCTTGAGAATACAGTTTCTCGCGCTTCTCGCTTCTCTCTATTTGAACTAAACGATCAATTCACCAGAGCGCAATTCGTTGCTCTTGTTGAACCATATCTAAGAGAGATTCAAGGTCGCCGCGGTATTACTGATTTCCGCGTAGTGTGTGATACTACAAATAACACACCAGAAGTTATTGACCGCAATGAGTTTGTTGGAGATATCTACATCAAGCCTGCTCGTTCAATTAACTTCATTCAACTTAACTTCGTGGCTACAAGAACTGGTGTATCCTTCGAAGAAGTTGTTGGACGATTCTAAATAGAGGAACAGGAGAACAATAATGGCATTTTCAGTAAACGAGTTTAGAAGTCAATTAGTGGGCGATGGTGCCCGTCCTAATTTATTTGAAGTGTCGATGCCCTTTCCTACTTTTTCACTACCAGGAAATGCTCAAACAAAGCTAACCTTCATGTGTAAAACAGCACAACTACCTGGATCAACTCTAGGTGTTGTGCCTGTTCAATACTTTGGTCGTGAACTAAAGTTTGTAGGTAATCGTACATTCGCAGATTGGACAATCACAATCATCAACGATGAAGATTTTGTGATTCGTAATGCATTCGAACGCTGGATGAATGGTGTAAATAGCCATAATCTAAACGTAAGAAACCCACTTGCACTTTCACCGTTAGGCTATACAGTTGATGGTGATGTTACCCAATTTGGTAAGAAGGGTGACGCACTAAAGAAATATAGATTCGTAGGACTTTTCCCATCAGATATTACTCCAATTGATGTTGACTGGGGTTCTAATGATACTATTGAAGAATTTTCGGTAACACTTACTTACCAATGGTGGGAGTCTGTAGAATCTGGCGTGGTATAAAGAGAAAGGCTCCGGCCTTTCTCTATTTTTTAGGATGACTAATTAATGGCAATCAAGCTTTTCGGTTTCACATTAGGAACAAAAGACGTTGTTCAGGTTCAATCTCCTGAACAACCGTCTTTTGCACTTCCAACTCCAGCGATTGATGATGGTGCAGTTACTATCACACAGAATGCCTACTACGGCACTTATGTTGACCTTGAAGGTTCGATACGCAATGAGTTAGAACTTATTACCCGTTATCGTGAGATGGCTAATCATCCAGAATTGGAGATGGCTATTGATGATATCGTCAATGAAGCAATTACACACGATGTTACTGGTCGTACAGTTGATATTGTTTTAGATAAACTGAAACAACCAGAGGCAGTCAAGAAAAAAATTCTTGAAGAATTTGAAAACATTCTTGATATGCTTAATTTTGGTAATCTTTCAGATGACCTTTTCAAAAGATGGTACATAGATGGTAGAATCTATTACCATGTTGTTGTTGATGAAAAGAAACCAAAAGAAGGTATTCAAGAATTAAGATACATAGACCCACGCAAGATTCGTAAAGTGCGTGAGGTAAAGAAAGAAAGAGACCCAAAGACTGGCGCAGATATTATCAAATCTATTGCCGAGTATTATGTCTATAGTGACCGTGGTACCACAACTCAAACTTATGGTGCATCGGTTAACACAGGTCTAAGAATTGCACCAGAGTCTATCATCAATGTAAACTCTGGTTTGATGGATGCCAAAAATACATTCGTCATTTCATATCTACACAAAGCAATTAAGCCACTCAACCAACTGCGTATGATTGAAGATGCGGTCTGTATTTACCGTATCTCAAGAGCGCCAGAGCGCAGAGTATTCTACATTGACGTAGGTAACTTACCAAGAGGTAAGGCAGAACAATACCTAAAAGATATTATGGTCAAGTACCGCAACAAGATGGTCTATGATGCCAATACTGGTGAACTGCGTGATGACCGTAAACATATGTCGATGCTTGAAGACTTCTGGTTGCCGCGCCGTGAAGGTGGTAAAGGTACAGAGATTACCACACTACCAGCAGGTCAGAACCTTGGTGAACTAGAAGATGTAAAATACTTCCGAGAAAAACTATTACAGTCTCTTAATGTACCATTGTCTCGTTTGCAACCTAGCGATGGCGGTATGATTGGTGTTGGTCGTACATCAGAAGTTACCCGTGATGAAGTTAAGTTTACCAAATTCATCATTCGTCTTCGCAATAAATTCTCACAGATATTTGACCATGCTTTGAGAATTCAATGTGTGCTAAAAGGTATTTGCACAACAGAAGAATGGGAAACATTCAAAGACAAGATTTACTATGACTACAAGAAAGACAATAACTTTACCGAATTGCGTGATGCAGAATTGCTCCGCGAAAGAGTTAGTCTATTGCAACTTGTGGATCCATACATTGGTCATTACTACTCTGCTGAATGGGTAAAGAAAAAGATTCTGCAATTCACCGATGAAGATATTCAAAAGATGGATAAGCAGATGAAAGAAGAATCTGATGCTGGTGTTGGTCAACCAGTTATTACTCAAGGTGAACAACCTGAGATAACATCCGAACAATACCCACCAGAAGATAACACAGTTGAAAAAGGTGATTCAGAATCATTGACACCACAACTAGACCAAGATGTTGAAAAATTTTCATCTAAACTAAATAGGCGTTAATATGGATATTAAAACTTTTATTACTCAAGCAATGAACGGTGAAGCTGGTGCCGCCAAAGATACTTTGAACGATTTGCTTTCTGCTAGAGCATTTGAAGCATTAGATACTCGCAAGCAACAAATTGCACAAACACTTTACGGTGACGATGAGCAAGAAGCTGAAACCGTAGAACAAGAAACGGAAACTGTAGAACAAGAATGAAGTCTTTATTAGAATTTAAATCTGCCGTCAACGAAGAAAAATCAGACTACTCAAAGTTTGATGTTCTCGTTCGTGCTGGTTTGGCTAATAAGGCACAGATGCAGCGTATCCATAAAATATTGGATAAGATGCAAGAAGAAAAACCTGTGTTTAATAATGCCGACCGTGCGATTCTACAGAATATGTTCAATCGTATGGTAGATTTGGTTTCTAATAACAAACAGATTTTTACTCAGGCTCGTAAAGCGGTAAGAGAAGATATCAACGAAGATACTTCCAATCCTCCATTTGTTCTATTGTTAAAGCGTAAAGCAATTCGTTTGTATCCTGATGGAACAAAAGTTGCCTTATATTACAATGACAAGATAGATAAGTATTTTTCTTTGCCTTATGGTAATGCAGTTGATGCACCAATCCAGGCAGAAGAAGTTGAAGTAATTGAAGAAGCGGTAATGGATCAGTTACATAAAATTGTATCAGCCAAAACTGGCGATAGTGTTAAGTTTGGTAATGGTGTAACAAGAAAGATTGACCACTTTACTGCATCTGCTATTACACAGGTACACAATGCACTAAATGATGCCAACAAAAAGAAGTTGGCTGATATGGTGCATAAGAGTCCAGAACACTTAGCTAAAGTTGCTGACTTTGCATTCAGCAAAAGAAAATGAATTTCTTAAAACTATTAGCACAGAACAAATTAGAAGAGGCAAAGCAAAGTATATTTGACCGCCTAAATGAGATTGTTGCACAGCGATTGAAAGAAGCAAAGCGTTATGTGCAGGCAGATGTGTATGAAGAAGTAGAAGAACTTGATGAGGTTGCAAAGAGAAATCCAAACCTTGTTAAGATGGGTAGAATCACAAAGATTCGCCGAAGAATTAGAAGAAATGCCAAAGGTCGTATTGTTGTGCAGAAGAACAAAAGACGCTCAGGCATTAAAGGTTATAGAATTGTAGGTAACTCTGTAAGAAGAATACCTGCAAATGTTAGATTACATAAAGCACGAATGTTGAAACGTGCATGGAAAACAACTAGACGATCTAAATTGCGCCGTTCGCTATTGAAAAGAAAAATGTCAATGCGTAGACGCTCATCAATGGGACTAAGATAAAATGGCATATGAAATTACAAATTCAATGAGAGGTGGTTCAGTTATTCGCGTGGTTGATCCAGGCACCGCGACCATCACTCTAAATGATCTAAGAGCAAATGCTTATACAGAAACAGTTACTGCTGCAACAATTCGTAGAGTTGCATGGTCAACAAACGGTTCTATTTCTATCGTAAGAAATAACGTACCTATTTTAATGTTGCACAATGCAGGCGAAATGAGATTCGATGAAATGGGTTATGCTGTAGCTAATAACAACAACCAAAGTATTGTGATTACAGTTACAACAGGCGGAACTCTTGTTATGGATATTTCTAAAACTGCTACCTACAATGTAGCACCAGATACAGGATTCTCAGTATGAAACTTATAACAGAAACTATTGATGATGTAAAGTATCTTACCGAAACAGCAGAAAACGGTAAGAAAAAATTATACATTGAAGGAACATTCCTTGTTGCTGAACAAGTCAACAAGAACAATCGTATGTATAAAATGGATACGATGCGCCGCGAAGTGCAGCGTTATGCAGAAGAATACATTAAAACTAATCGTGCCTTAGGAGAACTTGGTCATCCAGATACTCCTTCTATTAATCTAGAACGTGCATCGCACAAAATCATTTCATTGTCCGAAGATGGCAATTCTTTCTATGGTAAAGCACTTATCTTAGAAACACCATATGGACAAATCGTAAAGAACTTCATCGACAACGATGTGAATCTTGGTGTTTCTTCTCGCGCTATGGGTTCACTTGTTCAAACAAAAGAAGGTTACAATTTGGTGCAAGATGATTTTAGACTTGCAACAGCAGCAGACATTGTAGCCGATCCTTCTGCACCAGGTGCCTTTGTTAATGGTATCATGGAGAATAAAGAGTGGATGTTTGTTGAGGGCAGATTCGTTGAAGTAGATTTTGACCGAGCAAAAAGGCAAATAAAGCAGGCTTCCAAAGGTCAATTAGAGGAAGTTGCGCTAAAACTATTCGAAAATTACTTGCGTAAACTTTAATTTTTATAAATAAGAAATCATAAGGAGATTCCTAATGGCAACAAATAAACTAATGGAAGCGGCAGCAGAAATTCTTGCATCAAGCAAGAGTAAAGCTGGTGCTATGCCTCCCGAAAAACTACCAGCAGAAATTCACGATGCAGGTGGACCAACTCCACAGAATTATAAGAACGATGATAATTCTGCAAAGATTACTCCATCTACCAAGAGTGCTACTGCTCCAACAACTAAATCTTCTGATGCTTCTCCAGACAAGCAAGAAATGCTTGGCGGTGGTAAGAAGACAATGAAAGAAGAAGAAGTTCAGGATGATGAAGTCATTGCTGAAACAGAAGAACAACTAGAAGAAAAGAAAGAATGGAAAGCAAAGATGAAGGAAGATGTTAATGCCCTTTTTGCCGACGATTCTACTATCTCAGAAGAATTTAAAGATAAAGTTTCAACCATTTTTGAAGCCCGTGTTGAAGATCGTGTAGCACAGATTCAAGAAGAAGTTGAAGCAAAGTATGCAGGTATGCTTGAAGAAGCTATCGCAGAAATGAGCCAAGACCTAACCGAAAAGGTTGATGATTATCTCAACTATGTTGTTGAGCAATGGATGCAAGACAATGAACTTGCAATCGAATCAGGTCTACGTTCAGAACTTTCAGAAGAATTCATTGCTGGTCTACGCAACCTATTCGCTGAACATTACATCAATGTTCCAGAAGATAAGGTTGACCTTGTTGATGAACTTGCAGGTAAAGTTGAAGAACTTGAAAGCAAGCTTGATGAGGAAATTGAGCGTGGTATTTCTTATGCCAAGGCTCTTGTAGAATCACGCAAGAATGATATTACCCGTGATGTATGCGAAGGTCTTACAACTACTCAAGTTGAAAAAATCAAATCACTCGCAGAGAGTGTTGAATTCTCCACAGAGGACGAATACAAAACCAAACTTGAGACAATCCGTGAGAATTACTTCCCTTCAGGTGCCAAAAAAGCTACTGAAGACCAGCTTCACGAACAGGTAGAAGAAACAACCAACAATGTTGCTATCAATGATCCATTTGTTGCCGCTGTTTCTAAAGCAATTTCAAAAACTAAGTTATAATAGTAAAACAAGGAGATAATAAATGTATTTGTCCGAAGGTCTACAAAAAAAATGGGAAGGTGTTCTAGAACACGCTGATCTTCCAAAGATCACAGACCCATACCGTAAAGCGGTTACAGCAGTTATTCTAGAAAACCAAGCAGTTGAGATGCAGAAAGAAGCTGGCATTCTTCACGAAGCCGGTTCACCAACAAACTTCGCTGGTACAGGCGGTTTCGGTGGTGGCGCAGCAGCAGCAGGTCCAGTTGCTGGTTTCGATCCAATCCTAATCTCATTGGTTCGCCGTTCATTGCCTAACCTAATCGCTTATGACATTTGCGGTGTTCAGCCAATGACAGGTCCAACTGGTTTGATTTTCGCAATGCGTACTCGTTACACCAACCAAGCTGGTACAGAAGCTTTCTACAACGAAGCTAACACCCAGTTCTCAGGTGCTAACACAGCATTGACAGCAGCAATTCTTGCACAGTTGACCTCTCTAGGTCTTGCTGGTGCAAACACCACAGAAACCTTTGTTAGCAACGCAGCCGCTGGTCCAGCAATGTCAACCGGTTCTGCTGAAGCTCTAGGTGATGGTGCAGCAGGTAACACCTTCCAAGAAATGGCATTCTCAATTGAGAAAGTTACTGTTACTGCAAAGACTCGCGCTTTGAAGGCAGAATACTCAATGGAACTTGCTCAAGACTTGAAAGCAGTTCATGGTCTAGATGCAGAAACCGAACTAGCAAACATTCTTTCAACAGAAATTCTTGCTGAAATCAACCGTGAAGTTGTTCGTACAATCTACGGTGTTGCTAGACTAGGTGCACAAGTTGGTACCACAACCCGAGGCACATTTGACCTAGACACCGACTCAAACGGTCGTTGGATGGTTGAAAAAGTTAAGGGTCTTGCATTCCAAATCGAACGTGAAGCTAACACCATTGCCAAGACAACTCGTCGTGGTAAGGGTAACATTATGATCTGCTCGTCAGATGTTGCTTCTGCTTTCGCAATGGCTGGTATTCTTGACTATCAATCAGCACTACAAGGTCAAGTTAATCTAACCGTTGACGATACTGGTAACACCTTTGCAGGTACCATGTTCGGTCGTATCAAAGTATACATTGACCCATACTTCCCAGCAGGTTCTACTTCTGAATTTGCAGTTGTTGGTTACAAGGGTTCTAATGCATACGATGCTGGTATTTTCTACTGCCCATACGTTCCTCTACAAATGGTTCGTGCAGTTGATACCGGTACATTCCAGCCAAAGATTGGCTTCAAGACTCGTTACGGTCTAGTTGCTAACCCATTTGCTGAAGGTACTACACAAGGTCTTGGTGGTTTGAACGCACAGTTGAACAACTACTACCGTTCATTCCGTATTGCCAACATCATGTAATAAAAAGTCACCGTAGAGTGACCTTTAAAGAGACCTCCCTAAAAAGAGGTCTCTTTTTTTATCTTATAAATAGGATACTATGAGCGTACTAACAAGAAACCCTGCCAATCCAAATCCATTACAACCGAATAAATTTCTGTTGACATTTGGACGCGCACCAAATATGCAATACTTCTGCCAGAATGTAAGTGTTCCTGGCATTTCATTGTCAGAAGTTATGCGAAATACTCCATTCGTTGACATATATTCACCAGGTGAAAAAGCAATCTATGACCTATTGAATGTTACCTTTATCATTGATGAAAATTTGACTGCTTGGTTGGAGATACATGATTGGATTAGAGGTATGACTTTTCCAACCAGATTTTCGGAATATCAAAATTTAAATAGATTAAATAGATATGCATCTGTCGAATCGGACATTAGTAAAACATTTCCACAATTCTCTGATGCCACATTGACTATCTACAATTCATCAAATAATCCATTCACCAGCTTCCATTTTCACGAATGTTTTCCGGTTTCAATATCGGCATTCGTAATGAATGTGCAAGATGATCCTGAAACCATATTGACTGCCGATGCAACATTTAGGTATAGTTACTATGATGTTATACCTCAAACTGCCAAACAACATTTGGGTACATTTTAATTTTTGATTGACAACCTGTTTGTGATTTGATATACTCCTACTAGGAGGTTTTACACTATGACCAAAATTGAAGAATTGCTGGAGATGTGGCGCAAAGATTGTGATATTGATCGCACGGAACCAGGCAAAGCATTACTTGATATACCCAAATTGCACAGTAAGTATCTCACCATACTTTCAAAACATCGCCTACTTTCCAAAGAGGCTGAGTTCAAGTATAACAAAATGAAACGATTGAAATGGGAATACTATACTGGTAAACTTGATGATGAACAACTGGGTCAATATGGTTGGGAGCCATTTCCCTATGTGCTTAAATCCGAGATAACTACATACTTGGAGAGCGATGAAGATATCAACAAGTATATCGCAATGAAAACTGTTAATGATGAGATTGTAGAATTGTGCCAGAGTATAATGAAAGAACTAAACTCTCGTACATTCCAACTGCGTGATTATATAGCATGGGAAAGATTTATTCAAGGTGTATAACCTAACATTACATAGAAAGAATGAAGCATTCATTACCTTTGAATGCGACAAAGGTGTTGCTCAGGAGATGAGTGACTACTTTACTTTCTATGTACCAGGTTATCAGTTTACTCCCGCATACAAATCTAGGATGTGGGATGGCAAAATACGCCTTGCTGACCTAAGATCATTCACCATCTATCGTGGATTGATACCTTATATCCAAAAGTTTTGTGATGAGCGAGACTATAAACTTTCAATAGATTCTGATTTACTTGTTACACAAAGCTTCTCTGGTGTTGAAGCGATGGAATTTATTCAGACTCTTAACTTACCATTTGAAGTAAGAGAGTATCAACTCAAATCTTTTCTCCATGCTGTGCGTAATAAGCGTGTATTGTTACTATCACCAACAGCATCAGGTAAATCTCTGATACTATATCTCATCATCAGATATCTACAACAAGAACATAAGCGTGGTCTTTTAATTGTTCCAACCACTTCATTGGTTGAACAGATGTATAAAGACTTTGAAGACTATGGTTATGAATCATCTAAGTATTGCCATAGACAGTATGCTGGTAAAGAGAAACACACCAATATGTTTCTTACGATTACCACTTGGCAATCTATCTACAAGAATGGTCCAGAATACTTTGACCAATTTGATTTTGTTCTTGGTGATGAAGCACACCAATTTAAAGCCAAATCTCTAACTACAATATTGTCTGGTTGTGTCAACTCTAAATATAGAATAGGCACTACAGGTACACTTGATGGTACACAGACTCATAGATTGGTACTAGAAGGACTATTTGGTCCAGTCTATAAGGCAACCACAACATCAGAGTTAATTGATAAAGGGCATCTTGCTGATTTCAAAATTAAATGCCTAGTGTTGAAGTATCCAGATTCAATCTGTAAAGTAGCGAAGGGTTGGAACTACAATGATGAAATGGAATACATCGTTAGAAACGATGCTAGAAACCAGTTCATAAAGAATCTTGCTCTATCATTAAAAGGCAACTCTCTAATATTGTTCCAATTTGTAGAGAAACATGGAAAAGATTTGTATGAGACTATTAAAGAATCTGCTGGCAAACGCCGTATATTTTTCGTATATGGTGGCACCGATGTTGAGGTTAGGGAATCAATTCGTTCTATTACTGAAAAAGAATCTGATGCCATTATTGTTGCTTCTTATGGTACTTTTTCTACTGGCATTAACATTCGAAACTTACATAACGTACTCTTTGCCTCTCCTTCAAAGTCTAGGATTAGGAATTTGCAGTCAATAGGTAGAGGTCTGCGTGTAGGCGATAACAAAACTGCTGCTACTTTGTTTGATATAGCAGATGATTTCCGTGTAGGTAAGTTTACAAACTACACCCTAAAGCATTTCATAGAGAGATTGAAAATCTATGATGATGAAAAATTTGAATACAAAATTTACCCGATAGAGTTGAAAACATGA